GGTTCTGCCATTAAACTTTTGCTTAATAGCCTTGTATTTGTTTCCCCTATTTTGGTATTGTTTTGAGTATGCCATCGCTATTTACGATGACCAAGCAGAACAATTTTATGTAATTAATTTTAGATAGAAAGTAAAGTAATTAACTAACTATAAACAATTTTATTCAATAATTATCTGACATATTCTAACAAGGTATTCTTAATTGTGCTTTATGTTGATTAATCCTTTTTATGGCTTCTTTGTAGTATTCTTCATCTAATTCACAAGCGGTTAAATCATATCCTAAATTATGACAGGCTATTGCTATTGATCCACTACCTAAATGAGTGTCTAAAATCTTATCACCTTTTTTAGCATATCTTATTAAAATATCTTCATATAATTTAATTGGTTTTTGGCAAGGGTGTGTTCTTTGTTTACTACCTCTTAATGTTGAATGCCTTAATATTTTAGGAACTTTATTAAAAGATGTCCAAGCTAATTCATGCATTGAAAAATTTAGATCTCCTTGCTTTTTATCCCACACTATCCAATCTCTAGCATTAGGCAGTAAATTAGCATAATAATTAGAACCCCAAATTATTTGATTTTTAGAAACTCTTAACAACTCTGTAAAATATTTTTTGTCTGGAATATCTATATTCCAATTAATATCTTTTGATTGTATTCCAAAAAATTTACTTCCTTGCATTCTGTCTTTAATTCCATAAGGCGGATCAACTATAGCTAAATCAAAGTAATTATCTTCATACCTAGACATTAATTGCATGTTATCTTCGTTTGTTATTTTCATTCTATTATTATCTGCCATATCCTTACAAGACATATCCCAAGCACTATTGCTAGTAGATGGGATATGATAAAGCTTATTGTAATTGAATCCATTAAAATGGTAAATCAGATTGTTCATCTCCTACAGGAACAAATCCTTTGGCTTCTTCTTTCTTAGGTGCTTCTGGGTTAAGTTGTTTTATACCCCAGCAATCTAAATTGTTGTAGTACTTCCCTTTCCACTCATTGCAGTAGAGATTAATCATAAATTCAAAAACATATCCTTCTTGTAGCTTTTCTACAAAGTCTGTGTTGTCTCCTTTAAATGTTAGCTTAACATCAGGGTTTACTTTTTGGTCTGTTGTAATTACAACATCTTGTACGAGAAAACCTTTTTCTCCTTTTTTTTCTAAGTCAAGTATTTTCTTGACTGTACCAGTTATTGATCTCATTTGTGTTTGTTTTATTTGTTTTAAATCTGACATCCAATGCCATTCTTTTTTTATCATTAAAATCTGTATGTAATACCAACTGCTACAAAAAATCCACCTGTAGCTATGGCTAGTGTATTAGGGTTAAAACTTAGCTTTTGCTTATGCCATACCATGCTAGTAGTGCCAGCAGTCATTAAACTTAAACCTCCTATGATTGCTAATTTTTTCATCTGATTGTGTAATAGTGTTCAGGTGCGCCATAGATCCCAGTCTTAGTATCTGTGGTTTTAACTAGCTTTTCTTCTTGCTGTAGGTTGCTCATTGCTCTCCTTAAACTTGTTATAGGTACTTGCTTTGGAAACTTCTGAAGAACTTCTGATGCTGTCATCGTAGTATGGTTTTTAAACAAATCATACACTAAAGCTTCTTGCGTTTTGTTTTTAGCTTTTCTTTTGTTTACATAATCAATATCTTGATTTGTAGTATTGAAATAGGTGTTTGAATTTTTCATTTTATTTTTTTATGAATTATGAGCTTGTCTCAGAGTTTCAGCTCTACTTACTCTTTTGCTTTGTTTTTTATCTGCTTCTTTAATTTTTTTCTCCCACTCCTTTTTCTGTTCTGCCAGCTTGCCAAATGCTAAATCATCAATAGTAACAGCTACCTTTTTTCTAGGCTCTGGTGTTGGTGCTTTATAATTTTTCGCTGGTGTAAAAGGAATTTGTTTTTTATCTGGATAAATTGGTTTTAAATATGGAAGTGTGTTGTTTAGAACATTCTTCCAATTTTTTATCTTTTTACCATGTGCAGTTTTCCACTTATCTTCTTTCCAAGTATTATACTTTGATGTAAGTGCATGTTCATAATACTGAGCATCCTTATTTTGATAAGCTAGTTTTGTAAAGCCATGATCTAAAAATTCTTTAAGTGTGGGTATATATATATCTTTCTTTACATTAACACTATCACTTACACTTACACTATCACTATCAGGTTTTCTGGGTTTTGAAAAAACCTGCTGGGTTTTCTGGGTTTTTGGTCTACCACCTTTTTTACCATTTTCTCTGCTTCTTTCAGCTCTGTATTCATACCTCTTTAAATCTCTTTTTAAAGACAGTTTAATAGGAGTAAATACTAGATTAATTATAACATCATCTGTTGTTGGATTTTCGTCATTTACATAGCTTAAAATATGCTTAAACAATTCACCAGCTTTTTCATTATCTAACTGCTTAACAGTCTCAATAATGTCTGTATATAGAACAAATGATTTTTTATTAGCTGCCACTTGGAACGTAGTTTTTGTAAATGTTTCTTTTGATTTTCTTTAACTCTTCAGTAGTACATATTTCAAGTAATCCTTTGATTGTATCTACTTCTTTATCTCTTGGGCTATCTTCAACACTATTAGCATTGTGTATAGTTTCTATACAAGACTTAGCATAATCTCTAAATTCTATGTCTGTTTTAAATAAATCATCATAGCATTTATAAGCATGTAGAATAGTCGCATAATTTCTGTTGATTGATTCTCCTATTTGCTCAAATGTGTAAGGAGTAAATTTCCTAGCTAGTGCAGAATAAATTTTAACTGCATCTGCTACTGGTCTAACTCTTGATCTTGAAGTGATATCTTGCCCAGTAACTCTATTAACTACTGAAATAATTGATTTTAATTCGTTTTCTTTCCGTATTTGTAATTCTGCGTTAAGAAGTTCATGTGGTGATTGTGTTTCCATATTTAAAATTTAAAAGGGTGCTTAGTTGCTTGGTCATCTGCACCCTTGTGGTTTATAATTTTTTTACTGTGATTGAATCTTTTCTATATTTCCAGCTAGGTTTATTAACTAGCTCTCCATCATTTAAAACCATCTGTTCTCCAGATAGCATTGTAGTGCCTTTCTCTAGCCCTTCAAAAGCATGCTTTAGTGATTCTTTAAGTGTTTTAAGCTCTGTTTCTTTTTCAGCTACTTCAGGTACATTTGAAAAGTCTATAGATCTACCACCATTCCTTTTTTGAATCTCAAAACCATTATTTGTAAATGGTGTATTGTTAGGAGAATGCAGTTCACATTTATCCATTGCTAGAGGTTCTATTTGTTTAATAGCTTCGTCAACTATTTTTCTTAATTCTTTGAGTGTGCAAAAGCTTTCTAGTTCAGAACCTTTTTCTGCTTTGTCTACTAACTCACAAACTATGTTCTCATGTTGTTCAATAGTCTGTTGCCATTCATCAATATATTTTCTAGCTAACCATTCTGTAGGAACTTGTTGTTCGTCTAGTTCATCTAAGTATGCGCCATACTGGTTTTCTCTGTATTGTTCAAAGTCTCTGTCGTGAAACTCTTCAAAAGTTTTCTTACTATATCCCATAAGTTTCTATTATTTTAATTGTTTCTAATACTATTTTGCTTTTTTCAATCTCACCATTAACAGAGTATTCTAAAGCTTTATTAAGTGCTTTGCTGATTCCTGTTTTGGTTTTAATTTTATCTAGATCTTCCATTATTAATTTCTTTTAAATGTTTCTGATTCATCTTCTCCAAATACTCCTAGTTCATAGAATCCAGTCATTTTTAAAACTGCTCTGCTCATGGCTCTCTTTTCTGCCATTTCTGCTACATACCAGCTATTTGTATTTCCGTCCTTGTAGCCTTCTCCTTTTAATGCAGATCCAAAAGTTTCTAGGGTGTGATCTTTACCACTTGCTTTTGCTTTAAATACTGCAAAGTGTGGCTCACATTTAACAACTTCATAGTTTATGGCTATGCCTTCTATTGCTTGTATTTTTTCAATACCAGCTCTTGTTATTATTGTGTAGTGTTGATGCTTAAAGAAGTCATCTACATTTAAGTTGTACTTCTCGTATAGAGAATGTAGTTTATCTCTTTTCATAAATATTTCTTTAGTTGGTATAGAGTGATTATATATTGGTAGCCATCAGCAGTAAATTTGTATTTACCACTATGGATTCTGTTTAGTAATGTTCTATAGTTAATTCTAAGAATGTCTGCTGCTTCACGAGCAGTAAGAACTGTTGTCTTGTCCTTTTCTTCTTGCTGTAGTTCGTTGTAAGCTTCTTTAAAAGCTTGCTTTAAAATTTCAGTTGTCATGTTAAAAAATTTAAAAAAGGGGTGGTTAAACCCCTTTTAGTTTTTTATTTTAATTCGTAAATACTTTCTAAGTAGTCAATTACATTGTAATACATGCTGTCTAAAAAAGTGGTTTGTTGATTATGTTTCCAGTTGCCATCTTTTTGTGTTACTGTAAAATCTATATAAGTTCTATCTAATCCTACAGGTGTGTTTTTGTTTATTTTAATGTAGTTTCCGTTTTTTAATTCTATAACCATTGTTTGTTTTTTTAGTGAGTAATTAATTGTGATTGTTCGACCTTCACGAAATTTTGCATTATCCTAATAAGCTTGTCTTGGTGCTTCTCTGGAACTTGATAAAATCCTGAAAACCAATTACATTGAATACTTCTAGGGTTAAGATTGAAGTGGTCGGCTACTAATAGGATTAATTCTTTTTTATTAGTAGTTTTACTGTATAAGTTTTTAATATTAGAATCGTACATTTTTCGTATATATTTTATACAAATGTACTAAAAATAATAATAATAACAAATTATTTACTAAAAATATACTATTTATACATAATTTATATATAAAAATGTTGATAGTTTATTTACAAAAAGTGTATATTTTTAACATATGTGAAATATATTACAGTCATAAACACCCCTCGATATGAACAATCATGCTGAAAGATTAGTTGAGCTAATCAATCAATTGAATTTAAATACAAGATCTTTTGCTATAACTTGTGGATTTTCACAGCCTACAACCATTTATAGTATTATCAAAAACAATTCAAAAATCACAAAAAACACTATTGACAAAATATGCAACAGATTTCCACAAGTAAATAGAGACTGGCTACTTACTGGACTAGGTACTGTTTTTAATACTACTACATCATCTGATGATTTAACGGTAACAGCTAAACAAGTAATAGACAAACTAGAAAGCCAAATACAAGAGATAACAAACAAAATAAAATCACAAACTGAAGAAAGCTTAAACACGTTAATAGTTCCTAAAATGTTAAGACATGATTTAGTAACTAAAGCAGATGGTCTGCTAAATGAATTAGGAGATTTTCTAGAAGAATTTGTAATTATAAAAAATGAACTTTTAGCAATGAAAGATGATATTATTAAAATTCATGGTAAAATCACAAATATTGCATTTATAGAAACTGTAAAAGCCATTGAAGAAAAAACAAAAAAAGAAAATGGCGGTATCGATATGAATTAAAATCCTTTTTAATTTTACAAAAAAAGTAAATTGTTAATAACATTGTATCTGTTATTTAAGTTTTTTGATATATTGGTGGCATGGATGATAACAGAGAGCTAGAACTAGCAAAAAGAGCTGAAGCTATCATGGAATGTAGCGAGCTTTATAGTAAGTACGAAGTTTTACAATTAATGAAAGATTGGAAAGAAGATTATTATAAGCATCTTTTATCTAATGTTGCATCTCCACACAACACTAAAATATAGTATCTACATAGTTTTCTAAAACATCAGGATTAAACTTCTTATAAGTCTTTAAAGTTTTACTATCCCTTATTCCACAGATACCCATAATAATATGATCTGGAACATTAGATTCACTAGCCAATGTAATAAATGTTCTTCGTGCTGTATGTGATCCTACTCTTTTATAAAATGGTTCTATGCTTTCTATTTTTCTATTTCCTATGTAAGTAGTCTTAGTAACTTCCTCTGTAAATCCAGCTATTCTACAAACTTCTTTAATATTCTGATTAAACTTTTGATTGCTGACTTTTGGCAATCTCCACTCCCATTTATCTAATAATATTTCTAATTTTTTAGAGATAGGTATATAACTTTTATAATCTGTTTTTTCAGCTCTCTTTTCTATTCTACCATTAACAACATCAGACTTTTTAAATACTGTATAGTCTGAAAACCTTTGCCCTGAATAAACACCAATTAAAAACAGATCTCTATACTTATCTAGAGTTTTATTTAGTTTTAAAGTGGACAGCAAGTGGACTTGAAGTTTACTTAAATGTATGTGGTCAGCATCTCTGGTAGATACTGTTACTTGGTTGTATGTTTCATCTATTTTAAGACCAGAATACCTACACCACTTTAAAAAAGTTTTTAAATAACCAATGTTTCTATTCAAAGTTATATCAGTCATTTTGTAATTGTTTCTTAAAAAATTTATAAAATCAATCATAAACTTTTTATTTATATCAGTGAGTTTTAAGTCCTTTTTAAAGAAAAATAATTTGTTTTTTAATGCATTATATTTGTCTATAGTTCTTTTTTGATATTTTCCTAAACTTATCTTTTCTTCAATAAATGCATCTAAATGGTCTAAAAGTGTAGTTTTTTTTACATAAACATGCTTAAAACGCTGATTTAATCGTTTTTTTAATTCTTCCCTAGTTACTGGTTTATCTTCTGATTCTATGTTATTAATAGAAATATGAAGTTCTTCTACATACCTATTTAATTGACTTGTTATTTGCTTTAATTCAAAACCAGCAGCTCCAGCTTTCGCTTTAGGCATCCTATTTTCTTTATTCCAGTTTTTAGGATCTATAGAAATACCAGTAGAATATATTAGTCTTTTTCTTTCACCTTTAACATAATATCTTAGCTTTATTGCAGATTTGTTTTTGTGAGGTGTGTGTAGATAAAAGTACAATGGTAACGAATTTGGTAACGAAAATTTGTATTTATTTTACATTATTAGTGTAATCTTGGTACAATGATAGTAAAAATTAACCTGTAATTTTACTATAAAATACAAAACTATATGAAATTAGTGTAAAAAGGTTATAGTCCCTTCCTCTCTGCAACTATAATCCGTAACTTGTTTATATAGAATAAGTTACGGATTTATTATTTTGATTTGGTAACGAATTTGGTAACATTCTATAGCTCCATTAAGCAATTTATGGCAGTTTTACCGCCAATTACTACACCACAGCCAACTGCTGGTTTTTTACCAGCTTTAGCATATGCCATAGCATAAGAGCTAAAATCTATTCCACAACCTACTTGCATGCCAAATATTTTAAAGTTTCTTCCTACTGTATATTCACAATATGCTTGTGTGTGTAAATGTCCCTGAACTGTGCTTTGCATATCTGCTTTACTTTTAGTTCTAGCAGTTCCAGCTTCTCCATGTATGTATTGCACCTGATCGTATTCTACTCTCTCTGTAAAATTCCATTTAGGCACTTCTAAGACATCTTTATAAGCTTTTATCCATTTAGTAGGTATAGAAGAAGTTTGTGCTTTACGCATAATCATTCTGTCATGGTTTCCTATAACTACATCTGCTTCTGGAAAAGATTTATAATATCTTCTAAGTCTTTCTATAGCTAAATCTAATTCATCAGATCCACCCATACCATCAGCATCTGTCTCATGATAACTAGAATAATGATTATCTATAATATCACCAATAAATATAACTTGGTTGCAATTCCATTTGTGGTAAGTATCTACACAATGCTGGTGATATTCTTCTAAATCAAATGGTGTGTGTAAATCGCCAATGACAAGAATGCGTTTTTCTTTTGGCTTTGTCTTTTCTCTGTAATTATAGATTAATTCGTATTCTTCTTTGTTCAGTCTAACCTTTGGGTTTCCTGAATCAGAATACCTTTCTTTAAATGGTTTCATTATTTGTTTTTGGCTATACTTCCAAAATAGTAACCCACTATGCTCAAAACTATCCCTTCCACTATTCCAGTTGTATGAATCATTAATTCACTATTATGTTCTGGTACTGTAATAAATACTATAGCATAAATTAAGAATGCAAAGCTTGACAGTCCAATTATGCCTGTTACATTCATCATCCAATCTTTAGAACCAGTTTTAAGTATTTCTACTTCACGATTTCTAGCAGAATCTCTGTCTTGAACTTCGTGTTTGTATGTTTCTATTAATTGATCGTGCAGTATTTGTTTAGTGGCTGGATCAATAGTTTCATCTTTACTAATGATATTTTTAACAATTCCAAGTGTTCCAGAAGATGGCAAAATATCTCCTATTGTACCTAGAATTTGAGGTGCTTTTTCTTTAAGCAGTTTTCCTAGCTTCGTCTCTTTTATTCTTTTTTGCATCTTTACCAGCTTTACTTTTTGGAATAAATCCTTTTGGTTGTAAATCCATGTATTCTACTTCAGCATCGAAACATGGACACATCTTCATAAACTCATGCTTCTCAACTCCATCTCCATCTTTATCTATTGAAAGATCTCTATGCCCATGAATCTTTGCTTTAGGATATTTAGCTTTTAACTGCTTTATAATTTTTATTAAAAGTTCTTTTTGTCTTGGTGTTCTAGTGTCTTTAGCTTTACCATTTGCATCTAAACCACCTATATAGCAAACAGCAGCAGAGTGTTTGTTATGTCCTTTTGCACTAGCTGGCATTCTGTGTAATGGTCTACCAAATTCAATGCCTTGAAACCCTATTATATAATGATAGCCAATATCTGACCATCCTCTTGCCTTGTGCCACTTTCTGATCTCATCTGCTGTTATAGCATGACCTTCTCTAGTAGCACTACAATGAATGTGAATCTCTTTAATTTCTCTCATTATTTTTTCTATTTACTTTTTTTTTTGCGTTTAGTATTAAACGCTCCTCAACTCTAGCAAGTTTTTCTCTTAGTTGTGTGTTTTCTTGGATTAACACATCAATTCTAGACTCTAAAGATTCTATTTTGTCTTTAAGCTGTAGTATGACCTGAGCTTGTATAGAATCCTGTCTCTGTTCTCTTTTAGCTCCGATGTCTATTTTTTGCTTTATTATTCCCCATATTTCTTTAATACCTAAAGCACCAATTAAGGTGCTAACAATCATTAAAATTGAGTGGTCTTCCATTCTTACTGTTTTTAAATTGTTCATTCTAATATTTGTTCAGTCCAATCTGATGTCTGCATTAATATTAAAGCCTCAGAATGTGTTAAAGTTTGCAAAGGCACAACTGTTCCATTAGTAATAAAACTTGGTTCTGTGTTGTATTTAATAACAAACTGTGTTCCATCTAAACTTTTTCTTATAGTATCTTCACTTGTTTCAATTAATTGTGTAAAATCTACATTTAATAAATCTAAAATATTGATTATAGCGTATGTTCTCATTGTTATTATTTAAGGTACATCAGTTGTTTTATCTGCTTGCTCCATATTATTTGAACTTACAGTATAAGTACTATTAATATCTTGCATACTCCAATCACTGCCATTCCAAGTTGCTTGTTCTGACCTAAAGTAGCTTACAGGATTAGGAGCTGTTGCTAAATTGTTTAAATCTACAACAGTACCACTTGCGTAAATTTCACTTACATAGCTTGCCATATCTTGGTCATAAATTGCTACTTCGTCAATCTCTCCATTAAATAAATTACTTGATGAGCTATATTTTTTTCCAATATGTAATGGCTCAGTTGCTGAAAACAAAGCACCAGCATATCTTGTGTTCTCGTATTGTAATTTATTAACACCATTTATATAAATCCTAACTTTATCACCAATTGCTCTTGAATTATCTCTTGTAGCTAAAATATGAAACCATTGATTATCAACTAAAGTAGTTGTGTCTGTGTAGCCATAATAACTCGCATTAAAATTAACCCTAAAATTAACTCTTCTGGATGAATCAATATAAAGGAGAAAATTCTTGTTACTTGCACCAAGTTCAATGTTTAGAATTTCAAGTTTTTGAGAGTAATTTGAGCTTCTGACCCAGCAAGAAACTGCGTAGTTTGATAAACCATCTAACTCTGAGTAAGTTGAGCTTCCGCTAAAATATTCATCAACTCCATCATATAAAAATGAACTTGTGTCAAATGCAGCAGAAGTTACAGCTAATGAAAAAGTAGATGTATTTGGACAAACGCTTGAACCACTTGAAGAAGTGCTATAGGTTACTGTATGTGAAGCAATAGTTGAAGCACTTAAATCAATTTCTCCAGTAGTAGAATTTATTACTAAACCAGTAGTTCCGCTAAATGTTCCACCAGTTAATCCTGTGATAGTTGGTGTTGGGTCTGTATCTGCTTGTGTGTAACTACTTGCAGAGTAACTAAAAGCAGCATTGTCTAAAGCGTTTACTGTAACCTCTTGTGTTGAACTTACACCCCCAACAGTATAAGTTACTACATAAGTGCTTGGAGTTGTTGCATCCAAATCTATTTCTCCTGTTGTGCTATTTATTACTATTGCCATTTTATTCTGGTGTTATTCCTAATTCTTTTAATCTTTCAAGCCAATCTGCTTCATTATCATATTCTTCAAATATTGGTAAACCACAACCGAGCATATGATTTGCTCTATTAAATGCATAATGTATTATGCTATTATCTTCATTTCTTCCAATAAACCAAATATCTATGTTAGGTGTCATTCTCATATCTTTAATTTATAGTCCAACTTAATGTTGTAGTTAAATAATCAAAAGCATCTTGGCTGTCTGTCCAACCTGTTGCTGTCCAATTAGCACCATATTTAGCAGCATAAGTTTGTCCTGAAGCTAAATCACTAGTTCTTGTTCCGTCAAAATTTGGAGTAGTTCCTGTCCATTGAATACTCGCAGGGCTTCCACTATTGTTATAAACAAATACCGCCCAGCCAACAACTGTATCTGTGTAATTTGCTACAGATAAATTTGTATTTAAACCAAACATATTTACAGCAGCTGTTAAACTTGAAATATCCCAATCACTTAAATTTTGATTAAAATTAGTACATCCGTAAAAACATTGAGTCATAGTTGTAACACTACTTGTATTCCAAGAATTAACGTTTTGATTAAAACTTGATGCACGAAGGAAAGCACTAAGAAGATTTGTAACACTACTTGTATTCCAAGAGCTTATATCTTGATTAAAGTTTGTTGCATCTTGAAACATACCACCCATATTAAGCACACTACTTACATCCCAATTAGAAATGTCTTCATTGAAATTAGTTGCACCTCTAAATAATGCAAGAAATTGTGTTATAGTACCCATTGTAAAGTTGTTGAAATTTCCAGATACATTTGTTGCATTGTAAAACATATAATCGGCAGTTGTTGCATTGGAAAAATCAGGCGTGTCAGTTGCAGATATTGTAAAATTAGAATTGTTACAACCTTGAAACATTCCATATAAATAATTAAAAGCAATATCTCCCCATTGAGTTACAGCAAGTAAATCACTTGCACTTCCACCACCACTAAAAAGCATTCTTACTAATGGGCCTGAATCACTTTCTGCACCAATTGAAACTATTGGATTTGTTACATCTGTATTAGTTCCATCATTGTATGTGTGTGATATACTTCCACCATTTTCTGTAGTAGTTGCACCATCTCCCCAATCAACTGTAAAACTTGAACCTATTGTAGTTGGTATTGTAATTGTTTTGCTTACTCCAGAAGCTACCTCAAACTGCATTTGTAAAGGATAGAATTTCTCTGCTGCGGTAAATGTACCACCACTTGTTCCTGTAATAGTAGGTGTTGGGTCTGTTGCATCTTGACAATATGCAGAAGCACTATAGCTAAAAGCAGCAGAAACTATACTTAAAGCAAATGTAGAGCTGTTTGGACAATTACCAGAAGTTGTATAAGTAACTGTATGACTTGCAATGGTTGAAGCTGATAAATCTATCTCTCCAGTAGTTGAGTTAATTACAAGCCCAGTAGTTCCAGTAAATGTACCACCTGTATCTCCAGTTATTGTAGGAGTTGGGTCTGTGTCTGTTGGAGCGTAACTGCTTGAAGAATAACTAAACGTAGCGTTATCAACAGCATTAATAGTTAAGTTAAATGTAGCAGTTGCAGCATCTGTATCTGTGTATGTAATTACATAACTTCCTAAAGTAGAAGCAGAAATATCAATTTCACCAGTTGATGTACTAATAAATACTAAACCAGTTGTAGAGCTAAATGTACCAGCACCAGCATTGTTAGAAACAGTTGGTGTAGGATCACTAGCATCAGCACAGAAAGAATTAGAAGCATAAGAAATAGAAACAACAGGTTGTCCACCAATAATATTAGTTAATCCAGCATTAGAAGTTTCGTAAATCTTACCAAACCCATTTGTAGAATTAGCTTTTGCACCACCCCAATCATTAGTGTTATTAACTGTACCTTGCCCCCATCCGTTTTCTACTGCCATAATCTATCTTAAATACCACCCATTAAAATTATCATCATAATCTGGGTTAATGTCCTCATTTTGATTTGTAAAATATTCTGGAAAATTTGCACTTGCATTAAAATTTAAGTAGTCTATCATTCTAGTTGAATAGTACTGAGCCGCATCACGTTCTGCTTCTACTAAATATTCTACTTCATCTTTGCTTAATGCAGTAGCATTTTCTGCGCTGTTTCTGTAAATACCACCATTAGCTATTGTTATGCCTAAATATGGTAAAGCCCTCATAAAACCATAGTGAATTAGTATTGGCTTTATGTAAGTATCTACAAGAGTTAAATAGTTGCCTGTTAAAGTGCCACCATCAATATCAGATTTAAGTTTTTCATAAAGATCAGTACCTAATAACCTTTGAACCTCTATTTCTTGCGCCATCTCAATATAAGGCAATAGTTTATCAGTATCTACATTACCATTGGCTGCTGTAAATGTCACTAAATCCTTTCTCTGTATGAATAAAACTTTTGCCATTTTTATAAAGGTGTCATGTAACTTGATTTAGACAATCTATTTAATTGATTTTGTATGTCCTCTAACTCTTTAAATCCTTGAACAGAATTTGCTTTAATTCCTAATTCTTTGGCAAGGCTATTTACATCCCTAAACAATGGAACTAATATTTTAAGTTCTGACTTAGCGTCACTTATTAGTACTTCATTTTTATCCCATGCATCCTCATAAGCTTTATATGCTTTATTTATTTTTTTATCATGAGATTCTAGTTTTTTTACTATTGCATTGCCTCTTTTTAATGATTTTTGTATATTACTAGCTACAGACAATTCTACCTTTTCCGTCTTCAGCTCTACTTTCTCTTTGTTAAGTGTTTCAAACACTTTTTCTAATGTTGATTTCATTTTTATTATTTTATATAAGTCCTTGCATTTTTTTAATCATGTTTTTTGTAGCTCCTTCTGGATTTTGGCTAACAAAATCAAAACCTTGTTTAAATTCTTTAATTTTTCCAACATTTACACCTAAGTCTTGTGCTACATTTTTTATTTCATTTAAAACATTATTTACTTTTTTTATGTTTTTTAAATGTTCTTGAGCAGCTTTAATACCTTTTTTGCAGTTATCTCTAGCATCTACATAACTATCTACCATTTGGCTCATATCTGACTTAGAAGATTTAATTAACGTTTCAAGTTCTTTAATATTTGCCAACTCTATCTTCTCAGACTTTAATTCTACTTTATTTAACTTTTCGTATACTCTTTTTATTTCCATAATTATTTACTTGTTGGATATGCTCCTCTATCACTTCTTGTTCTTTCTGCTTTTGCAGCTCTTTTATGTCCTCTGGGTGTTGGTTTGTAAGTTTTAGGAATCTTAGTTACATTCTTATAATCTCCTAAATCGCTACTTCCTTTTTTTCCTTCTAGTGCTGGTTGTATCTTCATTTTATAAA